TTACTTCAAGGCTTCGCGGGCTGCGTTGTAGGCAGCCTGGCACTGGGCAAGCTGTAATCTGAGCTTATCGGCTCGGGCACTTTCCCGGACAAGAAACTCTGAATCTTGTCGGAGAAGGTTGGCTCCAGTAGCGCCGACGGCTGCTCCAGTGGCGGGATCGCGGGGCACACTGCCTGCACTATCACGTGCGGGGCGGTTTGACAGCCCGCTAACAGCGCGGGCAACAGTAGCATTGAGAGTCGCGATTTGTGCATTGGTGTCCGTCCTTTGGGCTTCGATGGTTGTGGCCAGGGTTTTGGTTGTCGCCAACGCATCGGCGGCGACTTTGGCTGATTGGGTCTGTATCTCATTCTTTTCCTTGTCCCACTTGGCTTGCACGGACTGAGCGCCACGGTCATAGACCACGTTGTAGCCGTACCAGCACGCGCCCGCGATGATTGCGGCGATAGCCAGCTCAAGCCAAACTTTAGGATTGATAAGAGCGAGGTTCATGCCTTCACCCACTTTCCGCCAGTTATGAACCCGTGATCACCACAGGCACGGCACGCAAGGCTTGGCGATAGTGTCACAGGGTTGTCGGAGACAAGCTCCCAGCTTTGATCTGGTATGCCGCTCTTGAACTCTGCCACCCACGAATGCCACCGAAACGAAATGCTACTCTCGCAAAGGTTTCCTGCGGGCGTTTTATGTGTGACGATTGCACCGGCCCGGTCGTCACCCTTGTAGCTGGTGAACTCAATTGTGTGGTCATCACCAAGATCAATTACGTGTCCGCTCATTTGGCACTCTCGCCTTCATGTTTGCGTTGCATCACATTGCCGGTGATGTACGCCGCAACCGTTGCCCCGATAGTCAGCCCGTAAGCCGTACCTGCAAGGTCGAGTTTCCCGAACCACTGGAGCAGATCGGCGCTGATAAGTGATGCAACAGCAAGCGCAAATCGTCGTCCGCCAACAATGTCGAAGTTCATTCCAATTCTCCAAAATCCGTTACGTCAATGTCCAACTTATGCTCAAGGAACACGCTTGCCACCAGAATCAAAGCCGCCGCTATCCCATGAGCGTTCGCCACCCTGTTTTGCATCAGGTAGTAGTCACGCTTGCGCTGGAGTATGGAAATCACGTCCGCTTGCTCGTGCGTCCAAACTGGGTCGCTTGGGTCGATCTTCATGCTGTCATCAAAGCGTTTTCGATCTCAATCCACACTTCATCGCCAGCGTCGATAGCGTCCCGTACAAGCCCTTTGATAAGCTCAACTGCCGGGCGCGATGTGCCTCCAACGAGCATTGATGCAGAGGCCTGCATACCAAGCAAAACGCAGCCTTCGGTGTCCGCCGATATATTGCCTGCGTGCATGCGGATAGACGTAAATCCGGGCACATCGTTGATCGTCAACGTGTCAGGCCCAAAGCGTTGGGATAGCTCAAGAGTGACTTTGTAGCGGCCCTCTGGAATAGCTGTTGCGCGGGGTACTTTCCAGTTTGCCACGGGTATGCCTTTTTGCTCGCGTACCTCGTCTTCGAGGGTGTAGCAGCGGCGCACACCATCGACAAAAAGAGAGCCGATAGTCGCGTAGGCGTAGCTGGGACGGCGTTGGATTGAGAGGTTCATTTACTTCTTCTCGACATTGGTGATGCGAGAGTCCAACCGTGCGTCTGTAATCGCCAGTGACGACAAGACAGCCTGAGTTGAAGAACTGTTGTTGTAAGCTGCACCGGCCAAGGCGATGCCTACTGTTTGAGCGAAACCAAGCATCCAGACAATGACCCTGTTTGAGCCTGCTTGCTTGTTTTGTTCAGCCTCCAACTTTGTGATCCGAGCGGAGTGGCTATCCATCTTTTCGCTACCGTCAGAAAGTCGTGAGTTCATCACCGCTTGCCTTTCCTCAATGCGAATCAGAGCTTGCAAAGCATCATTGATGCGATCCACTTTGCCTTCGATGCGCTCAAACGCACCACCGAGGCTGTCTACCCGCGCCTCAACTGTAGAGATTTCTTTACATGTCTCGTGGTTTTTGCGCTGGTCAGGCACATAGATGCGCTGGATTTGTTCATCAGTCATACAGTCACTTCAGTTGGTTAAAAAGCAGTTAATTGATCAAACAACCAAAATTTTGGTGCCACTGCAAACAACCACTTTTGTGGCTCCAGCAGCTACCGTGGGCGGCGTGGTTTGCCCCGCGCACTGGATCGTGACAGCGTGCGCACCGCCGTTGATAAACACCCACACCTTGGGCACCGCCTGGATCGTCAAAGTGCAGGCGGCAGTGGTTGCGGTCACTTGCAAAATCATGTTTGTTGATTCTGTGGGTGTCACATTGAGGGTGGTCAAACCCGTGAGGTCTAGCGCAGCCAGGCCTGCGACGGCACTGTCCAGCACATCAAGCGCCTCATTTACCGTGACATGCGCTGCCTCCTGCCCTTCAACGAGCTTTGTGATTCCGATGTTTGTGGTGTACGTTGGCATGGGTTTCCTTTTTTTAAATGGTTGCGGTGCTTGTTCTGCCCGAGCCGTAAAGCGCAGAGATTTGAGAAATACGGACATTGGCTGCCGTCAACGTGTAGCCAAAATCCGCAATTTGCTGTGCTTCTGAGTAAGTCACAGTGCGTCCGGCCACCACCATTGACCGCATGACAGTCAAGCCGTCACCGCTCATGATTTCAACCAGGTAAGTTTCTGGCGCACAGTCCAGCGGGATGTCCGCACGGTTTGGCAGCGCACTGCCTAAGCGGGATCTGCGCCACCAGGTCAACGTCAAGTCAAGCCATGGGTCATTGCGCGTGCCCCGAATGCGCATCGGGGCCCAAGGCCTCAGTATTTCTCCCGTGCACACAAATGCAATCTCTGGCTCGGTGGTAATGTCCCCCCCGATGGGCACCACCTTGTACTTGCGTGTTGACCCAATGCTGGCAATGGGCAGCTCAACAAACGTCACCGTGTCCAGCAAGGTAAACGCCTCCCAAGCCACGTGGCTGGCCATGGCATCCTCTGTCGACTTCACCCCGCGCAGCAAGTGGCTCAGCGTATAAGTCCCTGCACTGACCAATGTGGCGGTGCCGTACTGGATGATTTCACCCCCCACCATTGCCCGGTTTGCCCCGCCTAGCAGCATCTCGTCTGTGACGCTGGTCAGTTGGCCTTTGATCACCGTCACCACCACCGTGCTGACGTTGTCAAAGTTACAAGCACCAATCTTGTCCGGCGGTGCGGCCAATATGGTGCTGCACTCCCCCATGACCGTATAGACTGGCAGCGTGGCCAGGGTGTTCCAGCTCACCCCGCCGTCTGGCGACTCATACAGCAGCGCAGAGCGCCAGGCAGACGACGCACCAATTGCCGCCGCATAAAACCCGAACGTGTTGGCGTTGGCAGCGGCCAAGGGCGGCAGGTTAAGCAGCCGCGCCACTGTTGCTCCCAGCCCGACGCTGGGTGTTGGTGTAAAGCGCCCAGCCTCCCCCACCACATAACTGACCGCATTGGAGCCTTCATAAGCCACACCAGAGGCCTGCACAGAATAATCACTGCCAATAGACACCGTGGTCAAGCGCAGGGTGTGCAGGTTGCCAAGATCATCAGTGGCTTGCACAACGTGGCCGGGGCGCAACCCCAAATACTGTGGCCCAAGTTTGATAGCTCCGAATGAAGTGCCCTCAATCCAGGTGCGGTACAAAAGCCGGTCTGCAATCTTGCGAGCCATGGTCGCATCCATCAAAAAATCATAGGTTTCGCTGGTCTCGTTTTTGCTGTTGACGGTCGTGCGCATCACGGTTTGAGCATTGCTTAACCCATCGCGCGCAATGTCCTGGTACTGCACCGTCATCTTGGCCGGAAGCGAATACTCGTCGGGCATCCTCATGGGCAACAAGGATGTATCCCCCGCCGCTGCACCTGTGCTGCCAGCACCCATATCAGTGCTCACAATAGTTCCGGCGATAGAGAGCAAGTCCGTCTCATAAAACACAAGCGTTCCCGCATCGTCGCGCGCGCCAATGCCAAAAGCCTTGCCTATTTTTTGCATGGCGCTCAAAAAGTCGTCTTCAACATTCCAGCCATAAACCGACTGAGTAACCGCACTCACATCCACCGCGCCACTACTGATGCCCGAGCGGGTACACATGTCCGTGATGATGGCCGAAAGCTCTACTGGCAAGGGGTCTATGCGGGTGCCGGTGATGGTTGCGGTTTGGCACACCTCAACCTGCAGCGTGGGAAACCGGTTGCTAAATTTTTCTGACAAATCGTAGTCATTGAAAATAACCAGCACCTGCCCACGATGCGCGGGGGTCAATGCAGCGGTTTGTGCCTGCATAACCGGGCTAGCCACCTGGGTCTCAGACCCCAATAAAAAGCTGATGCTGTCGGTATTGGTGCCGGTAATAGCGTCCCCGCTGGCATCATAAATAAGCTGGCCACCAGCCCATATTTTGCGAATACCTTGCACCGGCCCGGCGCATACCATGTAAGCCATGCTGCATGAATAGGTGTAGGTAATGCTCGTTTGCGAGCTTCCGCCGCCGCCGCCTTTGCCGCCGCTGTTTTGTGTCGTGGTGTGGCGGTGTTCAGTGGGTGTACCCACCCACACCAAATTGCCAGGCAAACGGTTTGTCCCGTAAACAATGCGCACCTTTTGGCCATAGGTGCTTGACCCCATGGTCAAGGTGTCAAGGTGTGGGCTTTCGCTGACAGTGTTCTGGCTGGCTCCAAACATGGCTTAGCCCTCCACCAGAAAGTTGGGGCGAAACACAAACATCACTTTTTCGCGCATCCAGTGGGCAAAGTTGACCTCCACCACGCCCGTCGTTTCTGTGCAGTGGATGATTTGCCCTGCCTCTGAAACAATGCCAAAGTGCTGTGGCTCACGCGCAATGCGCATGTAAACGATGTCACCCGGCAGCGCCTGCGCAAACTCAATCGGCTCGCACTCCCCCGAGTCGCGTATTCCCTGCAGGGCAATCGCCGGGCTGGGGTAGCGCCCGTAATTGATGGGGGCCGTGATGTGCCGGCCGGTGGCCTCAGACACCAGCCCAACAATGTAGCCAATGCAATCAGCCCCCACACCTTTAAGGCGCGCCTGGTCGTGGTAAGGCGTACCAATCCAGGTGCGAGCCAATTCAATAAATTCTGAACGTTTCATACAAAGTTCTTCTGGTTTTCAGTCATCGAATCAGCGCCGGGCAAATACGGCTCACCCCTGAAATTGACCACGTTTGAGAATTTGCTGTTGCATGTGGCAATGGACAAGTCGCAGCCAGGCAAGAGCTGCACCACATCGCCCAAAGCAACGTCGTAAGGCATGGGTAAATAAAGCTCAATGCCCGTGCCCGTTTGCTGTGCTTTTATCTCCATCGACCGCCCAACATTCGCGCCACTGGTAAATTTGCAAATGCCGTATTGCAGGTGGCCAATGGCTGACGTGGCAGCCACTGTAAATTCGCGCCTCGACGTCACTACCGCCACCGTGGTGGTAATGGTGATGCTTGACATGACTACCTTGCAGCGTGCATCGCCCAGCCGCGCACGGCACAGCGGCGTGGTGGCCTCCGCGGATTTGCGGTTGATCAGGTAAGTCATGCCCGAGAGCTGGATTTTGAAACCCAGCCTGTCTCTGGCAAATTCACCAATGCCACCCACCAACAGCCACATCACGGGTTCAGTGGGGTCTTTCCAGTCAGCCAGCCCTAATTCGACCTTGGCCATGTTGTATTTGCCAGCCAAATAATCAGCCACCGTGATGCCGCTGCTGTCAAAGATGCCCGTTACCTCCATGTTGGGAGGTTCCAGCCCCTCAACCAGCTCAATGGCCGAGCACGCCAACCCGCACGACGCACTGAACAACACGGCGTTTGCGATGACAGCACTGTCGTTATCCGTGAAGCGCAGCACCGTGCCGTCCGCTCGCGTGATACGCCAGACCCGGCACAGCGTCACCATGCCCGATGCCAGCTTGGTCTGCAGGCTGGGTGTCATGACTGGCGCACCTCATCAAACCCCATGGTTGACCACGAGTAGGTGCCGTAACTTTTATCGACCGCAACCTGCAGGTCATCGTTGGCAAAGCGCACCGGCACGTCAAATTCAAACGCGGCCGCCATCACAATGGCACCGCTGGCCGGGGCTGTCACAAACGACACCAACCCGGTGCTGGTGTTGACAGACCAGCCGCTGGCCTGCACCACGCCATTGAGCTTCATGCTCAGCGTGCCAGGCACCGGCTTTTTGATAACCCGGGTGATGGTTTGCGATACGCCCGTCACGCTGTCTGCAAAGGTGTATTTTTTGCTTAGCTGAAAATTGGTAGTCAGCCCATCGCCGGCGCCAATGGTCTCGGATGCGCCCTTGTAATCCATCCAGTCCTTGAACCTAAACCCTGTTGCACGCCCCCCCATGAGCCGCCAGAAAGCCAGCAGCTTTTCATGGTCAACCTGGTTGTAAAGGTCGCGCGTGAGCTTGTAAGTACACAGCGGAAATTGCCACGTCTGCACACGGGCCTCATCACCACTATCGGTGGCAATCACATGGGTTCTGAATTTGGGGCCGCCCGATGCGCCCCACGAATACTCCACAGGAAAGCGTTGCTCTACAAATGCGACCATGTTCATAACTCCAAGTTGTCTGTGCGTGGGGAAGAATTCCTCAATGTCGCCATCGTCCAGTTTCCAAAGCCCCAACCCGCCGAAGCCACTTTTAGCGGCCTCCAGCAGGCTGCGCTCCAGCGTGGCCGGGGTGCCGCACCAGGATGTAAGCGTGCCATTGCCCCAGCCAATTTCCGTGTCAAGCAGCTCGATGTTTTTCCCGTACCCCAGCGCGTTCTGAATACACTGGTGGTAGGTGACGTAATCCGCGTTAACCGTATCGCCCGCCGTCCACATGTGGCCAAACGCCCGGCAACCGCAAAACACGCGAGGCCAATACGGCTCGGGCACCACGCGGCGCGTGTAGTCATAAACCTGATCCCAAAACCACTGTGGTGCGGCTGGGCCGGGGTCGCTGCCGGGGCCACTCTCTGTATAGCTCATTACCTTGATGGCATCGCACACCTTTGCCAGTGCCGCGTGGTCGCACCAGCCCGTCCACCACAGCGCGTCGTAACTCGTGCCCGTGGTAGCAGGCACCGTGGCATGCAGCAGTTTGCCTGCGGTGTGCATCGCCACAGCCAGCAGTTGGTAAAAGTTGGTGGCCGCTGCGCGCGCTGTCTCAGGCAGCCCCTCAAGGTTGCAAGTAATGCCGTCCCACGTAGCAGCCACAGCCACAATTTTGGGGATGTACACGCTGGGGTTGTTAACCACATGCTCCCCAGCCACGGGGTCAGGCTCGCCTGTGCCTGCGTTGTTGTTGATGATCAGCGTGCAGCGCACCCCGCGCGCCATTAGCCAGGCGCGGTCATCGGGGTAAGTCACGCCAGCATAAGTGCCGCCGTCGTTACAGTCATTGCCAACGATGTTGCCCGCGCCGTCAAAATACCAGGCATCAAAAGCCACAAAATCCAGAATGTCGGTGCGTTGGCGAATGGTGGCGTTGCCCAAAATGTCAGCCTCCATGCTCACTTGCCACTTGACCCCATGGTGGCGCGCATCCGGCAACAAATAGCCGCTGTAGGCTGCTAAATTGTTTTGACTCACTGCGGGGGCTTGATCCCCATAAATCAGCCAGCGCCCAAGGGCATACGGCGTTTGGCGCAAGTCAGGCTCGCGGAATTCTGCGTCAGTCACATTGCGCACGGGCTGAATGGTGTAGCCGTGGGTCAGGCCGCGCCCGGCAAAGACGGTTTTTAGCCCGGCACTGACGTCCTTGAAGCCTGGTCTTTGCAGCACCACGCCATCGCCGTCTGAGTAATAGGAGCCAAAGGGGTACACGATCTGGTCGGGCGCCACTGCACCGGTAGCGGTGCTGCGCTGGCCAAGGCTCATGCTGGTGGCTGCCCAGCGCGTGCGCTGTTCTGTGCCCACGGTAGGGCCGGGGTTGATGGGGTCAACCAAAATCCAGTTAATGCCAGCAGCCAGCGTTGTGGGGGCAATGTCGATGCTGAGCTTTTTTGCAATGCGCCAGATAGCACCATCACCCACATGCACAAACCCAAGCCCGCTGTTTGCAGAGCAGGCGTAAATTCCAAATGCGGCCGAGTAACTTCGTTGGGCAGCATCGTCAGCAAGCGCGCCGGGTATCCAGCCGTCACCGCCGGGGAAGTACTCGGCGTTCCCGATCTTGAGAATCAGGGTTTCGATGGACATCGGCGCGGCCAAGTCGACCTTGAACAACGCATGCACGCGCGTGGGATTGTTCCAGCCCATGATGTGCGACTTGTCAGCCGCCCCAATCACCGTGATGTTGCTTGCACCTGCAGGCAATGGCGGCGTGATGTTGGTGATGGTGTCGCCGTTGGTGATGCCTGACCAGGTGTAGGTGGTGGCACCTATTAAAAAAGTCCCAGCCGCAAGGGTGTGCGACATAAGCCCCGGCACCACAAGGCTGGTGCTGCCAGCAGGCACAGTGGCCACCAGGTAGGCGATGTTGTGGGGAGTAGCCGCGTCCACCTCCACCAATGGCACGGTGGTAAATGTCCAGGACGCATCAAGGTAATCTGCAACCGCCTGCTGAAAGCGGTCGCAATCTTGCGCTACATAGCCTTCATATTCAAGGGCGGTGGCAGCGCGCCCGGTGCCGGTGGCCAGAATCAGGCACGGCTTGATTGGCCACGACGTGTTGGCCGCATAGTCGGTGTACTGCCACACCCGGTTTGGCGCGCCTTGGGTGTCATGAAAGAACAAGCCCCGGCTGTTTGTCTCGCTGTGAAAATTGGCAATGTCACTGGTAGCCAGCCCATACAAAAGCGCCGCGCCATTGCCCACATTCGATGTGGTGAATTTAAGCGTGAGGCTTTGGCCAGCCACCACAGCAAAGCGGGTTGTGAGCGTGATTGAGTAAAACTCGCGCTCAACCCATTGGGTGCGTGTCTCGTACACCTTGGGGTAAATGATGCCAGACCATACCGTTGTGCCATTGGCCTGGATGGTGACCGCAGCGTCATAGCCCGAGCCAGACGGCTTGCTAAGCGTCATCCACAGCCTCAGCACAGCCACAGAGCCGGTCATGCGCGGCACCATGGTCAGGCTGGTAACGATGGGCGTTACCGCATCAAACGGGTCTGTGCCCCACAGCGGAATGCCCAGCGTGGTGGTGTCCACATGGCTGAATTCCCAAAACCAGCGAGCATCGCCCGTTTCGCGGTACACCACTTCGCCGTCGTCAAGCCAGCAAGGGGCTTCCAGCACCGGGCCGGTAACAATCGCGCCCGCCCCCGCGTCATAGATCGTCGTCAGGTGGTGCATGTTGTGGGTGTGGCTCATGGTTTCCACCAGGCCAGTGGCCACCCACGCCTTAAGAAGGCTCCAGCGCGAGAACCCGTCCTCGGGGTCATAAGCGCCAAGGCGGCGACTGATGATGGCAATGCCGCACGGTACGCCTTGCTCAATCATCCACGGGATGATCAGGTTTATGGATTCCAAGCAATCGTCAAAATGGATACACGTCACCGGCTTTGAAAATGTTTGCGTGCCAGCCTGCCAGGCCTTGTATTGGCTTGGCAAAACAATCTGGTAGCCTGCACTTGTGAGCGAGCGAATGTGCGACTTGATGTCCGCCATCGCCTCCCGAAACGTGAGCGTTTGCGCCCGTATTTCAGCGCAGCCGTGGTAACAGATGCAAGTGGGGTACAGGCGGCGTTTTGTAGCCGCTGTTTGCCCGCCAAGCAAGCCGGTGAACATGCTTAGAACCCCTGCCCAATGACCATCACATGCGCGCGCTTACCCACCGCGCCCGCATCAAACGTGAGCTGCACATTTGTATAAACGCTGCCCAAATCGCCCATGCTGGTAGGGCTGGCTGTGATGGTGACGTTGGTTGGCGCGCCGCTTACCGTCACAAGCACCACAGGCTCTGTTACAAGGTATTGGCCAGCCGGGAAATCAAGCGTGATGGGCGCTGTGCTGGTAATCGCCAGCGTTACAAAGCGCAAGGCGCGGGGGTCGAGTGCCATGGTGTGGTTCCTTTAGCGGTTAAAGGCCAAAGCCTGGGCACGTTCAATTTGCCGCTGGCTGCGCCTGAAACTGTCGGCATTGGGGGTGTTGATGTTCATGATCACCGAACCGCCGCCACCACCCGGTCCGCTGTTGGCCAGGCCACGAATCACATCGGCATGTTTGGCAGGCAAGATCATCTCGCGTGCATGCGTCTGCACAATCGGGTTGACGCTGCCTGGTATGTCGTAGCCGCCCTCAGCTGAGGCCATGCTGCCAAACGCCATCACGCCAGCGTAAGCCACACCCGCCGCAATCGGAGCCAAAAAGGGGCCAACAACAGGGATTCCCGCCACCGCTTTATAAGCCGCGCCCGCTGCTGAGACCGCATTGTTGTTGCTCTCAGCCAGTGTGGTCTGCTTGGATGCCAGGCGCATCTTGATCTGGTTTATGAGCCAGTCTGATGCAATCTTGGCTGCAGTTTGCGCCAGCGTCTGACCAATCGAGGCAAACAAACCCTTGATACCCGCGCTGGTGATCTTCATGCTGGTCAGCATGCTTTGCAGCGAGTTTTGCAGGTTGCCCTGCACACCCTGAAAAAACTGTGTCTGGTACCGAGCCGACTCTACCGTGGTCTGTTGGCGTATCTGCCCCAGGCGCAACTGGTGCGCACGCTCTAGCGCTTCTTTGTCAGAGTTGAGTTTTTCAATCGCGACCCTGTTCTTGTCGGGGTCAAGCAAGGCAATATCTAGGCGCTCTTGCAGGGCGGCGCGGGCAATTGCATTAAGCCGCTGTTCAAACTGTGCCTGGGATGCAAGCACCTGCTCTTGGTTCACCAGCCCCAGCTGTGCAGCGGTCTGCATGGTCTGTTCTTCCAGGGCGATGGTTTGCAACTGCGCATCACGCCCGGCCTGCACCCGGCTTTCCTTGATGGCCCGCACCTGCTCAGCCGCTTGGCGGTCGATCTCCACCATGCGCTTGGCCGACTCTTCGTACTGCTTGGTGCCTTGCTGGTATTTGGCCTGGATTTCCAGCTCGATGCGCATGCGCTCTTCGGTGTTGTTCTTAAAGGCGGCGGCTTCGGCCTGCAGGGTGGCTACCTTGACTTCAAAGGTATTTTTAATGCCGGCCATTTCAGTCTCTGCGGACTTGCGTGCCAGCGCAATGCGCTCAGCATCACTCAAACCTTGCTGGCTCTTTATGTCGTCCCAATACTTTTGCTCTTCAGCCTTGCTCATTTCACGGAACTGGCCTTCGAGCAGGCCTTGGCGCTCCAGTGTGGCTTTTCTTTGCGCGAGTTGGGCTTCCCAATCTCCCATGCGCGACGGGGCAGCCGCACCGGTAGCATTGGCATCTACGGCTTTTTGCTTGAAGTGGTATTGCGGCCCTTGCCCGCCTGCTTCAGCAGGCTTGATGGCCGGGGCAATGGGTTTGCCAAAATTGGCCTTCATCTTTTCATAAGCAGCCTCGTTCTTGGCTGCCTCTTCGTCACGCGCTTTGCCAATGGCTTTGAAGCCATCGAGGTCACCACTGAGCAGGGCTGCACCTTGCGCGGCAATGGCCCCAATCGAGTCGCCCATGTCTTTCAGCGCCAGCCAAACCGACGCCGCCGCAAAGCCAATACCCTCCAGCACCGTGGCAAACACCTGCCCCATTTGGGGGCCTTCCTCGCTCATGAATTTACCCATGCGGGTAAAGGTGGGCAGCAGCGCATTGCCAAACTGCATCTCCAGGCTTTTGCCCACCAGGTTCAGGTCGCGCATTTGCTCGCTGTACTGTTTGCTCATGGCCACGCCTTCGGGGCCAACAATCAAACCCAACTGTTTGGCGCGTATTTCAGCCTCGCTCATCACACCCGATGTCAGTTTCAAAATGCCGCGCACTTCCGCCCAGCCTTTGCCGTATACCTGTTGGCCAGCAATGTTTTGTTCAATCGGATTTTTGATCTCAAGCAGCTTTTGGTTCACTTCGCCCATGAGTTCAGTCACCGGGCGGTAGGCACCAGAGGCATCACGGGTTTTAACGCCCAACACCTCAAACGCCTGCGCGTTGCTCTGGATGTTCTTGCTCATTTTCATGGCCGCGTCGGTGTACGCGCTGGACTCAATGCCCAGGTGGTTCAGCGCCACATTCAGCACACTGGCCTGCTGGGTGGTCACGCCCAGCTGCTTGCTCATCTTGCCCGCTTCACTGTTCCAAGAATTGGCGTCGGTAATGAATTTTTTAAGCGCACCGCCGCCTGCCAATACCGCTGTGAAGCCCGCCACGTATTTGGTGATGGAACTGAAGGTGTCGCCAATGCGTTTGAATTCGGTATCAATCGTTTTACTGGCGTCCGCCGCCGCCTTGGCAGCTTTTTTCATACCCGCCTCAAACTGCGACGGGTCAGCGGTGATGTCGGTTTTAAAGTCTTTACCGTCAGAGGCCATTTACTTCTCCAAAAAATAGGCGTTCCAATGCAGCCAGTGCGGCTGCAGGCGTGGCAGCGGTTGCCAGCCCTTCGGGCGCTGGCATGCTTGTGCCCATGCCAGACAGCCATTGCGGGCGACCAGCCGTGGAGTCTTCAGACTCCTCGGCATCCTGCACCTCCGCCGGGGGCGGCTTGTACTCCAGGTACGCTGCCGCCAGGTGATGCACGGGCGGGTGTTGCCGCCACTCATCTTCCATCGCGCGCAGCGTGGGCAGGTCTACGTGGTTGCGGACGTAGTCCCAGCTCCATCCGGTGTTGGCACAAATGCGGGCAAAGAGTCGGGGCCAAGAAATTGGCTCTTCGCCCGGGCGTTTCCCCGATCGGCCTCTTGCGCTTTGCGGCGCACACCAGCAGCATCGAGCAGGCACTCGTACACGTCGGCAATGTTGGACACGTCCAACAGCTCACCCACTTCCTGCACCGTGATGTCGGGGTAGTTGCGCTGCAGCGCCAGGTGGGCGGCCTCGATCATGGTCTTGACGGCCACCGGGTCGATGCTGCTGAGCGTGGGCAACGCTGCCAGGCGGTCTTGCATTAACTGCAAGGCACCCAATGACAGCGGTGCAATCATGTACACCCGCCCGCCCCCGAAGTCGTATTCAACCCCGGGAATCATCAGGCGTGCACTCATGTCTGGCACCAGTACCCAGCAGAGCCTGTGCCGTCATCGAGCGCGACAAAGCCAAAGTCGCCAATCACAAAATCTTCATTCTTGAAGGGCAGGGCTAGCTTGTCGCTCTGGCAGTTGTTGAGCTTCAGGCCCAATTTGTTGCCCTTGGTGTCGTTGTACAAAATGACCGAGAAGCTGGGGCTGTAACCCATGAGCTGGTTGGTCATGGGCACAATGATGCCGCCGGTGGATGCGCTGTATTCGCTGCTGATCAGCATGGCCTTGCCCGTGTCCACAGCGGCAAAGGTGTAAATGCCACCGGTGACCGAATACTGCCCCGTGGTGGGTGCCGAGGCCACGCGGGTGTAGTTGTTGCCCGAGGTGTCAGTCACGCCCAGGTCTGCCACCCAGGTGCCGCTGCCGGGAATGGTGGGCGTCAAGGCAAAAGGCGTGGTGGGCACGGTGCCTGCCCAGTCAAGCTGCGGCAGTTTCAAACCAATGGTGGGCACAACCCCAAAATGCAACGCGGCCAAGGCCGTGGCGTTGATGTCTGCGGTTTTGGCGCTGAAGGCCAGCTTGGCTTTGCCCCGGCCCTGGTCTACCGGCAGTTGGCCAGAGCCGTACAGGGGCTTGGTCTCAAAACTGAAGTCGGTCGATACATCTTGCAAGATGCCCAGGCGGTAGGCTTGCGGTACGGCCAGGGTGTTGCCCAGGGCGTCGGTGCGGCTGCTGGCGATCAATACGCCAACACCAAATTTTTGTTTGGTACTCATGAGGAAACGTCCTTAAAGTGAAGGGTGGTTAAACAGTGGCGTCCACCGGAGCCGGATCAGTTTCCGGCACAGGGTCAACACTGTTGGGGTTGGCGGCAGCAACGTCTGAGTCGAGTTCGATCTCCTCACCTGCGGTTTTGACGCTGCCGTCTGGCAGGCGAAAACTTGCGCCGGGGCGCACGATGTACTTGGGCATAAAAGGCTCCTATAAAGTGTTTTCTGGAATGGTGAAGGTGATGCGGTAGCGGTTGATCTTGTCCAACGCGGTGACGTCCGCTTCGACTTCTGCAAAGGTGGACGACTCGATACGGATGCTGTCCACCAGGGCGTGCAGCGCATCGTCGTCAACCAAGGGGCTATGAAATGACTCATGCACCACTTCAGCCGCCGGGCTGGGCGGGTCGGCACGCACGTAAATGCGCACCTCAATCGACACCGTGTGTTTGTCGGTCTCGCGGCTAAAGGACTCAATGGCAACTTCAGCGGGCTTGACGTTGACCGACGGTGCCTCGGCACGGCTCTCGGCTTCGGTGCGCTCTCTGAAAACCTGACACCCAGCGGGCACCTTGGTTTTGAGCAAGGCATCGATGCGGTCCAAGATTTGACTCAAGCGCGTGGCCATCAGGACACCTTGCTGAGTTTGACGGTGCTGAACACACCGTCATCTTGTTGAACCAGATCGGTGCGCAGTTTGTACACACCGGTTACGCCATTGCGGTAGATGGACACCAGTTCGCCACGCTTCAAACCTACCCAGGCGGCTGTTGCCAGCGTCAGGGTGTACTCACGACTGATGTGCTGGCCACCTTCGGCCCCGGTGTCAGCTTCGTCAAAAAGTACCGCCCCACTGGGCGTGCTGCCGCCTGTGCTGGGGGACCAGCTCAGGCTGACACCATAGTCATCCAGAAAGGTTGATGCGTCTTCGGCAAACATGGCTTAGAGTGCAGGTGTTTGTGCCGGTGCAGCAGCGGCCACGCCTTGGGCTTGCGCCAGGGCAGCCACCAGCGATTGCACCAGCGCGCCGGGGTCGTTGCCAGCCAGGGCGGTCACGTTGGCGGCTTTTTCTGCAGCCAGTGCGGCGTCGCGGTCTTTTTGGGTGGCGAATTCGAGCTTGTGGGCGTGACGCGCTGCGTCTTCGTCGTCCAGGCTGACCTCTTCACCGCCGGTGTAGGTGCGCTCGTGCTTGTCGCCCTTGGGGCCGACGATTTCAAGGAAGACGATAAAGCCTTCACGAACAATGTATTTTTTGGCCATGACTGGCTCCTAAAAAAGTAAAACAAAACTAAGGGGAAACCCCCGCACCACAATGGCACGGGTTCTAGGGGTTGACCGGTTAAGGATCAGGGTGTCAGCGCGTCAGACATCAAAGAGAACGATGCCGCGTGGCGCACCCCAATGTCCAGCGACTGCAGGGCGCGCAGCAACACGCCGCCGCTCTTGTAGGCTTCTGCCGCGTAGGGGTTGGGCACAATCTCCAGCACACCCCATTCGCCAATGAGCAGTTCGCTCCAGGCACCAAAGAAGATTTCAGAACACACCGCGACGCTGGTGCCTTTGGTAAGCGTTGAGCGCGCCTGGTTGGAGCGAGCTACCGGGTAGCCATTGATTTCACCCGGCGTGCCAGACTGGGCACCTACGGCAGAGCCCGTCCACAGGTATTGACCGGTGGTGGATTTCAGCTTTTTGGTGGAGCCGACCACTTTGGCATTGGTCAGGTAAGCCAGGTTGGTTTCGGGCGCATTGGCTGCAGTGACCTGGGTTTCCAGGTCAATGTAGTTGTCAATGCTCACTGCCAGGCCGTTGGTGCCGCCCACTACCGAGCCAATGCCCGACACGTTGGCAATACCGCGCGGTGTGGCACCGGTACCGATGCCCGAGAGCGCGGCCAGGTCAATACCCAGCGCCATGGCGGCCAGCATGTCAGCGCGGGCAATCATGTCGATGTCAGGCGTGGCTTGCATCAGCATGTTGCGTGTGATCAGCGACCAGGTGCCAATGCTCTTCATGGACAGGCTGACTTTGTCAAAAGTAGCTTCTGCCTCGGTGGTGTCCACGCCTTCAGCCACCCAGAAGGTGCTGGTTTGGCCGGTTTGGCGGGGGATGTCCACATTGCCTACCAGGCCACTGAGCACGGTAGCGCCCAGCTGCATCACGCGGGCCTTGTTGCGCAGCACTTCAATGAAGTTGCCCGCCAGCAAGTTGGTGGCCACCATGGTGCCGCCGGTAGTGCCTGCACCCGCCGTGCCCACGGTGTAAGCCGCACGCAGGTTGGTGGGCACAAAGAAGCCCATCTTGTCAGTGGCCACGCGCCCGGTGCGTTTGGCAATTTCGTTGGAGCACTCCAGCTCAAACCCGGCTTTTTTCCAGTCGCCCGTGATGGCCGCATTGACCGCGCGGATCATGCTGTAGTTGGCCTTTTCTTTGGCATTGAGGTCGGGGTTGTTGGTTTCGCCAAAGTCAGCCACGGCGGTACCGGCCTTGCGGCTGCGCTCCAGCACCACGTCGGCAGCGGTCAGGCGTGCCTGTTCGATGGATGCGCCGCGCTGGATCATTTGCGTGCGCAGCTCACCACTGAGGTCGTATTTGCGGCAAAGCGCATCAATCTCTGTCATGCGCTCGCGCTCGGCCAAGGCAGAGTTTTGCGGCTGGGTTGCTGTAGCGCGGGCAGAGTCGCCGTTGCTGACCGTGGTGGCTGGCAGGGTGGTGCCAGTGGTGGTTTGACCGGTGCCAGAGGCGGTTGCCTCGCCCGTGACCTGCTGTAGCAGGCGTTGTTTACGTAAGTTCATAGATTGCTCCTGGGGTTGATGAACGGGGACTATTTGCGCCACAGGCGCGGGGTTTTCGACTGCTTCTCGTTGGAGTTGCACGCCGTTTGCAACGTCAGTGCTGGCATTACGGCCAACTCCAACGGTGGGGTCCGCTGGCACGGTGACCAGCGAGATTTCGTAAGGCTCCCAATCGACCGCGGTAACGGTGTCGGCCTCGGTGTCTTCAAGCCATTTGAAGACGCGGTACATGAAAGACACATTGACCAGAATGCCGTCGTTGACTTGGCCCATGGCCCACGCGCCGCGCTCGTCTTTGCCAAAGCGCACGGTGGCGCGGCCTGTGGCGTCGGAGCCAATTTCTATGCTTTGCACCACACCCAGCAAGTCGTCAGCGCAATGGTTGAACAGCAGTGGCATGGTTTGCTGGCGTACACCCGTGCGCATGGCACCGGGCGCGTGGCTCAAAATCTCATTGCCGTACCACATGCTGACCGGCTCCTCAGAGCTAAAGGCCAGTTGCGTGGTGCGGGTCACGTCGTCAACCGAAGATGAGCGCTGGCCGTCAGCAGCGGCCACCAGGCGAATGGTGGCGGTGCGCACTTGCGGCGTGAGCGCGTCGGGTAGTGTTTTTTTGCTCATGGGTTTCTTTCTGGGGTTAGCGCGCCGCTACCTGCAGGGTGATGGTGCGGGTGTCGATGCGTGGCGGGGTGTCGTTGGTGGTGATGTGGCAGGCAATGGGCAGCAAGGTGCCCACGGCAGATTTGCGGGTCAGCGACACCCACACGGTGACCACACCAGCGAGCTGGGTCTGGTTGCTCAAAGCCACGCCCGAGGGGGGTGTGATGGTGACGCTGGCAATGGCAGATGTGCCCAGCCAGGCGCTCCAGTCCCAGTCCAGGTTAAGGTTGGCATCTTGGCTAAACGGTAAGGGTTGTTGCATGGGGGTCTTTCATTCGGCTAAGACGCTTAGGCGACGGGACTCAAGGGCGACGCTTTCAATGCGCGGATCGGCAGCAATCACTAGGCCCCGGGCTTCTGCACCAACGGCATAGCTGCGCGGTTGCGCTGCAATCACCAGGCTTCTGGTTTCTGCGCCCACTGTGAAGGTGCGCGCGGTGGGAACAAATACATAGTTGCCAACCGTCAGGCTGGCAGTGCAAGCCGCTTGAGCCGAGGCCTGGGCAGCCAGCACGATCTTGGTGGCCAACACTGCAGCCGATGCTGTGGCCGCTGCATTGCTGGCAGACCATGGCGCACTACCCGCCGTTAAATTGGCGCTGCCACCGGTAGCCGCTGCCACGCTGGCTGACAACTTGATGACGCTGAGCAACTGCGCCGTGGCACTGGCCGCTGCGCTGTTGGCTGCGGCCATGGCCACCGAGGTGCTTAAGTTGGCCGTGCTGCCTGTGGCTGCCAAATTGGCGGCTGCCAGGGCGGCACCGGCGACGCCTGCGCTTAAGGATGCGCTGCTTGCGGGAGTGGCTGCATTTGTGGCTACTGCGCGGATTTGTGTGGACAAGGCAGCGCTGGCATTTGGCACGGTTGCGGCGCTGGCTTGCAGTGCAATGGCGGTGCCTAGCGTGGCTGTTTTGGAAGTGATGGCTGCATTGCTGGCTACCAGTGTGGCACTGGGGGCGCTGGTGGTGAGCGTAGCCGTGCTGGAGGTGGCGGCTTGCGTGCTGGATTGCAGTGCAATGCGTGTGCCTAGCGCGGCTGTTTTGGCAGGGGTAGCAGCATTGCTGGCTACCAGTGCGGCACTGGGGGCGCTGGTGGTGAGTATGGCCGTGCTGGCAGTGGCCGCTGTTGCGCTGGCCTGCAGTGCGATGCGCGTGCCTAGCGCGGCTGTTTGGGTTGGGGTAGCAACATTGCTGGCTGCCAGCGCGGCACTGGGTACGCTGGCAGTGAGCGTGGCGGTGCCGACCGTAGCTGCTGCTGCGCTGGCTTGTAATGCAATAACGGTGCCAAGCGTGGCTGTTTGGGCCGGGCTGGCGGCATGGCTGGCGACCAGTGCGGCGCTGGTTGCGCCGCCACTTACGGGCTGAAAAAGTAGCAGCAAAGACATATCAGGCTACCGCTGTGTACTCAGTCCAATCCGCGCTGACAATCCACATGTCTGTGACCGGGTTTTGCGTTGCCAACACATAGTCCAACACGCAGACAACGCCTTCGCCTTCGCGCAAAACGACGTATTCGTCAGGGCCGTCCATCAGGCTGATTTTGCTGATCACATCGAACCCTGCTGCGGTGATCATGCGGGCGGCAAATTGCGCGGTTAATGCCCCGGCAACAGGGGTGGCAGTCAAAGCCGTAGCGCTAGCTGTACCGTCTGCCGATGCGTCAAAGAGGATAGCCACGCTGGCACTTGAGGTTTTTGACGAGTTTTTGGGTTGCTTGAGTGCCGCCGTGCCGTTGGTTGGCGCAGCGGTGACTCGGTACAGGCGCACCATGGGGGGCAACACGGTGACGGCTTTGATGACAGTGGCTGTGAGGTGGACGTGTACCTCTTCTAATTTCACCAACAAGCCAGAACCGGCGGTGTTGAAAATGCTAAAAATCTTTTGTCCTGCTGTACCTGCTCTGCCAGGCATACGAAAGCTGCTAGCGCGGCCATCGTAGGAGACCAGCTCGTCACCTTCCATGGTGACAGGCAAGGGGAAAGCGCCCGATACGTCTCGAAACACTCCGTCTGCCCCGAAACCGGCTTTGACACGCTGCGCCTTTTCACCAGTAGCAACAGCGGCACCATTAAGTGTGACCAACTGGTCAGTCGATACGATTTCGCCAGTGCCGGGTAATGTGGTGTTGTCTGCCATGGTTAGCTGTCAATCGATGCCGTGAGCGCCGCTGCTGCAAAGGTAGGCGCGGGGTCGGCGGGGTTGATGGTTTTGACGGTGGCCAATGGCTCAATCATCAACATGTTGCCCGCCGTGGTGGCATCAAAAAATGCCGCTGCCCACACGTAAGCCACCGCGCCGGTGTTGGTGGTGCCAAAGGTCAGCACGCCGTTGTTGCTGGTGGTGGGTATGCCGGTACCCGAGCTGGCCACGGTGCTGGCAGCGGCTTGGGTGCCTGCCCAATTGGCCAGCGATGCGGCGGTGTTGGAGCGGGCGTAGCCGGTGTAACTGGCTTCCACCACTATGCCGGCACGCTGAGCAACGGTTTGCTCAGTGAAGGCTGCAGTGCCGTCAGTGATGACTTCGCTGTTGACACCGGGGTAAAGCGCTGCCTGCGCCGCTGCGCTGGTGCCAGCAGTGGTGCATTTGTACAGGTGGGTTTTGCCGTCGTTGGCAGCCAGACTGATGGTGTCGTTGAGCGCATACAACGTGCTGTTGCCACGCGGGCCTTTGGTGCTGGTGAGCAGGCCAATGGACAGCGTGGCTGTAGGCGGGCTGTAGGCTTGCGCACGCAGCAGCCAGTCGACCAGTTTGTTGGCCAGGTAGGTGGTGTAAAGCATGGTTAGTCCTTGGTTGGGGTTTTGGTTGCGGGTTTGGAGTCAGGGGCATCGTCAGCGGGGGCATCGTCAGCCGGGGCATCACCATCGGGTGTGCCGTCTTGGGGTGGCGTGGTTTCGCCCGGTGCCGGGGCAGCAGACCCCTGCTCCAGGCCTTTTTCGGTGACTTGCGCCGGGTTGGTGTCAAACACCAGACCCATGTCGTCAGCCATGTCAAGCTCTTCTTCACGGCGTTTGAAGGTGTCTTCCACGTCGCTGTCGGGGCTGGTCTGGGCAATCACATCGCCCACGGTCATAAAGCCCGAGCGCACGGCCATCTTGTAGGCAGACACTTCTTTAGCCGGGTCGATCCAGCTCCAGCCGCGTGGCTTGTAGCGCACGGCCTGGTACTTGGCCGGGTTGGTGAAATAGTCACCGCCCACCTTGATCTGCCCCACCAGCACGGCAGCATCCATAAATTCTTTGTGGATGTCTTCGCGCAGGTTGCGGCAAAAAAAGCCTTGCGCCACGCGGTACAAGTCACGGTCGTCAAGCAGGGCCATGCGGCTGCTGCTGTAGTTGCTTTGGCTGTAGTCGCGGCTCAGGCTCTCGTAACTGACCCCCACACCGACTGCCATTTTGCGCAGCATGTAGCGCAGGAACGGGTCCACCGCCGGGTTGGGGGTGTTGGGGGCGTAGCCTGAAACCTCTTCACCAGGCAGCAGGGTCTGCCAGGTGCCGGGCTCGGTGTCGATCACCCGGCGGCCATTGGCAACGCCGTCAGCGGCCAGCGGCTCGGGGCAGCGGATGAATCCGACGATGTTGGCACTGGCGCGGGCCTTGACGATTTCAGCGTCTTCATAACCGCCCACGTTGTGCAGGGTTTTGAGCGCGGCATGAAACCACGGCTCACCCCGGCTTTGTGGCCAGCGCTCGATGATGTACAGGTGGATGATGTCCTGCGCCGGTACCCGCACAAAGCGCGAGGGCTCGAAGGTGGTGAACTGGTAGTCACCCGGGTGTTTGGGGCTAAACCAGTAGGCTACCGGGCGGTGCCATTCGTCAATCTCCACCCCCATGCGGATGGCGTTGCCGTTGGGTGCGCGGGCGGTCTGCCAGTTGTCCAGCAGCAAATCGGCCTCCATCACTTCCAGCGCCAAGGGAATGTTGCCGCCGCCAAAGGGGGTGCGAATCTTGCGCACAATGGCTTCACCCGCTGTGACCAGCTGCACCATGCACAGGCGCTCGATCTCGGCAATGTTCAGCAGGCCTGCGGTGTGGCAGGTTTTCTTCTTAGACCACTCGGCCCAGACGGCTTCGATGTTGTCATTGACCTTGCCCTGCAGCTTGCCACCCGCACTCATCACTTGCGCTTGCATGCCAATGCCGTTGCCCACCACGTTGTTGGTGATCACGCGCACGGCATGTTTGGCGTATTCGTTGTCGCGTACCAATTGGCGGCTGCGCGCGCGCAGGATGCGCAGGCTGGTCAATATTTCACTGTCAGCACTGGTGTTCAGGGCAGACCAGTCGCCATTGAGCCGGTTGACTGCCGCGCCTCCGTAAGAGCGCTCTTGCTGCGCCAGGCGGTCGCGCTGCACAGCCAGGCCTCGGGCGGCTTGGCGCTTGGCGTTCCACTCGGTCAGCACCACGCTGCGCTTGACCTTCAAGTCAGGCACCACATTGCCAGTGGGCAGAGCTACACGCGCGGCGGTCTGCCAGTTGGGTGAAGGGGCGTTGTGCATCAGGGCCTCACAAATCGGGTGTAAAGGTTGCGCGGGTTGCCCAGGCCAGAGGCAATGGACTGGGCAGAGCCTTCGGCCATCACTTTGGCTTTCCAGAAACTGTGCAGGGTCATGAGGTCGCCAATGGTTTGAAACTCCATGGTTCGCCCTGCAATCTCGTAGCGTTTGACCTTGCCGCCGGTGGCGTTGAAGGTGGCCATGGCGGACTCGCAGGCCTCCAGTGCAATCTGGGCTTTGCTGCGCGGGTCGAACACGCCGCCCTGTTGTGTCACGTCCGGCGTGATTACCAACTGGCCAGAGCCGATGGTGATGCGCTCTAGCCCACTGGTAATGATGGCCGTCCATGCGTAGTTGCCTGCACCCAACAGGGCGCTGGCAACGGCAGTCAGGGTGGTGCTCCAGGACTGGTTGGATGCAGTGGCCACCAGGTCAAGCGATGATTGGCCGCGCAGGTAATACGTCATGACCCAACTGGACGCATCAGCCGTGCGGCCATCAGGCAGGGTGACAGCGTCATCCAGCCAGGTGGCACTGTCACCTGAAGGCAAGGTTGTAAAGATGTTCATGGCTTACCAGTTTTTTGCACTCCAGCCGCTGCCGCGCGGTGCTGGGTTGTGCGGTTTCTTGGCCTGCTGAGCAGGGCGTGCAGACGTCTGCACTGGGGTTGAATCAACGGTTTCGGGCTCACCAGACCCTGGGTTAGCCGTTCCCTCTTTCAGGCTGTTGCCAGCCTCGGTTTCGCGGGGGGGGGTATCCGCGACCGATGGCGGTAAGGCCACCGGCACAATGGGTTCACCAAACAGGGCGGGCTGTTGGATGGCAGACTCTTCAGCCTCCCAGCGTTCAGACCGCCATAGATTCACTTTCATACTTCGCGCAGCGTGCAAGGCGTACACCTCGCAGTCCAAGGCCTCGTTGCGCCGGCCAGATTTGCACTGCCACACCAGCCGACCACGCACGCTTTTGTGCGGTACTTTCACCTCAGCCGTGAGCTGGTCGTAATAGTCGGGGCGCACCACCCGCATCCAGTGCATGCGCCCGGGGCCGGAGCCATCGAGCTTGATGCGTCCGCCTTGTGCGTCCACACCCAGGATCAAATCCTTGGCGGTTTGCGTGCCCACCATGTAGGGGCGAATGCCTGACGGGTGCGGCTTGTGGCGGCCATTGGTGTCCACACTGATCTTTGGTGCGCTGAAAACATCCTTACCCACGTCCACCGAGTGGCCTTTGACGGCCATGAAGCCCCGTGCCAGGCGGCGACGCACGTAGCTGTAAACGGCATCTTGTGTCTGCCCGTCTGAGCTGTCGATGCTGACCGCGCGAATCCTGAGCATCGCGCCGCTGGCATGCGGGAAAGCACCCGACAACAATTGATCCAGATCCCACCAGGCACCGGACTGTTTTTGATTCAGGCCGCCGTCATCGTCCCAGTGAACCATCAGGGTGCGGCCAGGAATTTCACCCCACCACACCAACCAACTTTCTTCACCCCGACCCCAGGCGCGAATCACAATAGCCAGACGATCATGCTGCACGTCAACGCCTGCGGTAAGCACCACACCACCCCATGGCACAGTCAACTCTGCATAGTCCTTGGCACGTTGGCGCAGCTTCTCGATATCCGGTACCGTGCTTTGGTAGGCATAAGCCAGGCCTTCAGTGTTGTTGCGAAAGCTGCGCAACTTGGTGTCGTCGCCCTGCGCCATGGCGTGTTTGGCAGTGAGGTATTTTTCAACCAGGCGTGGCATCAGTGAGCCGGGGAACGGGCTGTAAAGCTCGTTGATGTAAAAGCCTGCGATGCCGTGGAATGCAGCGGCCGCTTTCCACTCACCCACGCGCACCGCACGTGTTTTGTCTGCATCGTTCCATAGGCCGCCACAGTGTGGGCAGCAATACCGGGCCGACTCAGGCACCGCATCGCCAAACACTTCGTGTCGCTGGCTGGCATCGTGCGTCCAGCGCACTTGCTCCCAACTCAGCACCTGGTGCTCACCACAGGATGGACACGGCACCCAGAACTGGCGCTGGTCGCTGGACTTGTAAGCGGCATCGATCCGGCTGAAACCTTCCACCGTAGGCGTTCCACCGAAGATCACTTTTCGCCGCGTGTACGACTTGGTCCGCTCTTCGAGCAGTGTGATGGTGTCGCCCTGATCCTTGACGTTGGTGTTGCAATCGTCCGGTTCTTCGACGGCGACCACAGGAGCCGGGGTTGACTTGACTGAGCTGGGGCTGTTGGATCCCACCAGTTTTAAAAATCCTCCTGGAAACGATTTGAAATCCCACCGGTTGTCACGATCGCGCACTTTATGGATCGGAATGCGTACCGCCAGCCGGGGTGTGACCTCAACCATCGGTGTCAACTTTTCGTCGTTGAACTGCTTGGCTGCCTCGGTCTTTGCGAACATCACAATCATCGGCACCGGGTCAATGTCAACCCGCCGCCCGATGTAGTTCAGCAGCACACCGTCAGTCCACGCCACTTGCGCCGACTTGCGGCATACCACCTTGAAAACCTTTGGATCATCCAGCGCTTCATGGATGCCCTGCACCCACGGCGTGATGTTCGGGTTATAAATGCCCGGCTTAGCCGACGCTTTGCTTGACATCCTCCGATACCGCCGCGCCCAATCCGTGGTCGACAACTTCTCCTGGGGGGCGAGCACCTGCACCACACGGCGCACCAGCGCCGCGCAACTCTGGGTCGTATCGAGCAAGTTGGGAGAGGGAGTCACGAATATGTTCTTCAAGCAGCTGCACGTCCAGATCAATTCCGTACAGCGCATCAATTTCTGTTTTGAGTTTGTCGCCCAGTGATGTCAGCTCCACACGAAATGCGCCAACCATCTGGATCAACATGGGTTCGAGCTGTTCAAGATTGACCACCTGCCCCTTCTTTTCGGCCAGCATGAACATCTTCAGCTCACGATCGACGCGCTCTGTCTGGGCACGCTCACGAGTCAGATCCATCTCTCCATCGTTGGAGGTATGTCCAGCTGCAGCGCCCCGCAACTTTCGGATGTACGCTACGGTGATGTCATCCAGGCTGGTGGTTTTCCAAGCAATGCCAAGTTCCGTCATATGCTGGCTGACTGCCTGCTGAGACAGATCAAGGCGCTTGGCAATTTCTTTTTGAGTGGGCATAACAACTTTCCAGCAGGGCCAAGGTCACACAGACCTTACGTTTACAACCCCCCTACAACTCTGAAAACTAGCCGAATTTCGGGGTCATGGACTGCGCGTTTTCTGCGGGTGGGGAGTACCTTGGAATTCAGCGGCTGAGGTAGGCGATCTCATGCTTGAGCCGGTCAGCGAACGTTGACCTGATCATCTCTTCCATGATCTTCTGTATGCGATCAGTAGAGTACGCACCACCAATGCTGGGGCCATACAGCTTACGGATAGGGAAGTCATGCCAGCCGCCACGACTGCCACGCTTGTACTGCTTGGAATGGCGCACCACTGTCTTACCAGCGCTCTTGTCTTCTACATACACACCCTGCCTGCCATTGTGCAACTGACCTATGAATGCGCCCTTGATCAACTTCTTTTGACCGTGCACCTTGACAGTGACACCAGCCTTGGACTCACGTGGGCTGAACTGCATCAGGCTCTTGACCTTGCGCTTGACCTTGATGCTGGTAACCAATCGGCCTTGTGTTGCTCTAAACAAACTCATTGCTTGTTTAATTTCAGCCGCTGTGAAGTTATACCCATCATCACGCATACGACGTGATGCCTCAGTGCGTGCCATCTCACCTGTACGGTTGAGTGCGCGAGGGATGGCTTTGTCTACTACATCGCGTGAGTAGCGCTCCATGCCGGCCAGCACTTCATTGATATTGCTGCGGACATCGATCATGGGGTTTCCCCATAAATGGGTTGATGGTGACAGGGAGTTGCTTACCAGCTAAATCCGCATAACGCCCGTTGTGAAGAGACGCTGGGTATTGCCTGGGTATCTAGGCCAGTGATGCCCGTCTATGCGCGATGCGTTCGGTTTGCTTTATCACCAGCACACAAACCGACTGTTCATGCATAGTGCAATCGGTTTGTGTGAAAGCAAAAACAAGCCCCAGCAGGTGGTGTTGGGGGGCTGCTGGGGCTTGGGGCTGAATCACTCGAACTACTGAGATAACACCAGTCAAGGCAAAACCACAGCATGCCGTAATTTATCAAAAACGTTTTACTGTGCGAAATTCATTTTTCGGCAATTTCATGGCGCCGGGTGTAAGCCACTTGCAGGCTATGCAACTTTGCGTACAAGGTGCGCGTGCTCATTTTCAGGACACGGGCATTGTCAACAGCGGTGTGCGGTGTGCAATACACCTCAAACATGATTTTCTGATCATCCACCGGCAAAGCTCGCACCCAATCATCTGTGCGACTGTCTTCAATGCTTTTGATCGGAATAAACGCTGTACGAACATTGCTTCGACCGACCGTTCCCCATGATGCAGATAAACCCGCACTGCCCATTCCACGCCCCATCTGCAGCCAGCAACCCCAACGGCTAAATCGATCGTCAACCCAATTAATCATGTCGGCAACTCCGCTTCTTTCCAAATGCAGACGTATGTACAGCCGAACGTCACCATGTACTGCGCAACGTCACGAGTGACCTCTACCAAGGTAAATGGCGTGCCGACCACTCTGCCTTCCTCAAACGCATAAAAGCAATTGGCTTCGCCGCGTAAGCCACGGCGTACCAGGACAAACGCTTCATTGCCAATTTGCGCCGCCTTGGACTGGATGGATTTATAGGTCTCAGGCATGTGACGCTTGATCAACTCAATCTGACTGTTGACATCCACTTTTGCCGTCGGTGCTGTCCTAGTGTCCATGTGTCCATCCTTTTATATAGAGTATGTAGAGAGAGGGCGCAGGCTCAGGTGCGCGAGCGCGTATGTGCGCCTGCCTGCGCCTGCCTGCACAGTAGAGGCAGACGACACAGACCCAATATCCGGTAGGCAATGCAGCAGCTCCAACTTGGTAAAAGCTGCTATTTGGTGTCCATACAGAATCTATGCAAAACCGTGGACACCATGGACACTTGGACACTTTTCGTCAGGTCATAGGCCCATGCGCTGACTTCCCCGCTACCGCACCGCAATGAAAGGGGCGATGTTGCACGCAGCCTTCCAGTCCTTCGGACCCACTACTGCCAATCTTGCGTCTGGTAGTGCTTGCAGCACGGCGCGTTTGTTGCACCGTGAGCGTTTCTATTCGCTCAAAACGGGGCATCGTCACCATCCTGTATTGTTGGTTCAATCGGGGCTGCAGCGGCCGCTGTGGGCGCTGCACTCATGTCCTGGACATCATCTACCGGGGGCCAGTCCACCGGGCGCTCATAGCCCCATGCACGCGCCCCGTTGACTTGTTTCTTGATACGCTTCCAGCCCTGATGGTCAAGCCAGCCACGGATCTGAGCCTCTAGCCCTGCCGTGCTCTTTGCAGCATCCACACCCAGCGCCAAGGCCAGCTGCGCAATCGTGACAAAGTTGGTCAGCTCATTGACCATCGCGCCGATCAATGTGGCAGAGGGACTGCGCGTTAACACATGCTGCAACTCACTGACTACCGCAGTCTCCTGCAAACGGCTTTCCTGCATCGGCACAAACAGCCGGCGCTCCTGGTCTGGCGTTGGCGTGTACTGCAAATGGGGATCTTGTTGGCACAAGTGATATGCCTCAGCCATCAGTTGATCACGGTACTTTTGCACCCATTCTGTATTGATCATGTAGCGAACAGGAATAGGCAAAAACCGCCGGTTGCCAGTACGGTCTCGCAGATACGTATTTTCATTGGTTGTTCCCACCAGCACGCACTGTCGTGGATATGCGCCCACAGTGGTTCCATAAGCCACCCGGTAGCGGTCCACCTTAGAGCTGATAAAGCCCTTGATGGCCCCGACCTCCGCTTTATTGAAATTGCTCAATTCGGCAATCTCGTAAAGCCACACGCCCTGCACTTGTTCTTGGGCTTCTTTGCCGTGGCCAATTTCAAACGGTGTATCGCTGTAAAACTTGCCACCGGCCAGCAGCTCGACTAATGTGGATTTTCGTAGACCGCCCACACCCTCCAGCACCGGGCAATAGTCAAACTTGCAGCCCGGCTCCAGTGCGCGCTTGATCATGCCCAGCACCCAATACCGCCCGACCAGCTGCAAGTATTCGACCATGGCCGGGAGCAAGGTTGCGGGCTGGGTCACACCGTCTGCATCAACCCATTCAGCAGGCTTTTCACCCATGGCGAAGATCAGCCACTTATCAAGGCGCAATTTGCCGTCCCATTCAAGCCCCTGCAGATACTCACGTATCGGGTGAAAGCGCCGCGTGTGTGCCACCGTTTGGATTGCCTCAATCAATGCGGCCCTGGGGATGCTTGGCAAGCCGTATTTGTCTGACAAGTACTTACCCAGCATCAGGTCAACGGCATCAGTCACATCGCCAGCTGGTGCGTGTGGCCACGGCCATGCAGTGCGACTCTGCACTGTGTTTGACAACTCGTTATAAGACAACACCCGTTTCAAATCCGCATCACGCTCAAGAATATGGATCACCATCTTGCGCGACGTGTTCCAGCGTTTTTTGGAATCATCAAAGTAATACGCCAACCAGTCCGGTATCGCCCGGCCATTGATCACTGACGTGCCGCAGTCGTCAGAATCCTCGCTCTCAGTGCCAACGGGGCTATCGATTTTTTTTCCCGCGATCGGTGTAGCCGGGTCGGACACAAGTGCCTGTGCTGTCGCAAAAAATGCCAGCACCCGCGCACCATCCCAACCATCGGTGGTGATGGCATCGGCGCAGTCCCAACCATCAGACACCACCATCGGCTCAGGAATGGGCAGCATCGACACCTTGCAGCTCTGCGTGTCACGCAGCATGGCACCAATGCCCAACATCGCTTTCATGCCCGGCTGCTTGGCCGCTGGAAGCAATGGCTTGGCAGCTTGCGCAATGTCCCGCGCAGCATCATCGGCACAGGCTTCGCGCTCGGCCTTGGTCAAAGGCACCCGGTGCGCATCGCAATCTGCCCACAGCAGCACATCCGTGCCAGCCAGGGGCAACCAGTCAGCCTTGGGCCAGCTATTGCAGCCACCAGACCACGAGGCCACCACATACACACCAGGCATGAACGCCTGCAGCAAATCATGCAGGATGCTGGCTTTTCTTTCACCCTCTACCAACACCACCGTTGGCACAGAGCCGTCCGCACCACCAGCCGCCAGGGGCGATGCGCCACCCGGCAAATACAGAGGACGCGGATCGTCCCATTGTTTCCAATGCCACTTGTACGCGCCGTCTTTGGCACTCAGGCACCAGGTGTAGGGCAATGTTTCTTTTTTGCCGCTGCTGGTTATAAAGCGCACCACATAGCCAGCCAGCTTTCCATCAATCACATACTTGGCAAGGTGATCAATAGGGTCTTTGTTGGTTTCGCAGTTGCGGTATGGGTGCCAAAACGTGGGCTCAGGCGCAAAGTCCGGCACCGGCACCACCGTCGTCCACCCTTCACTCATCCGGGGCTTTGCTGCAGCCACCTGGGGCGCGGGGGGTGTCGGGCTTGCCAAAGGTTGCACGGTGCCATTGGCCTTGCGCACACCCGCCACATCTTCAAGGCCCAGCTCCTGCGCAAGCTGCACAGCTGCTTTGCCCATGCTCAAACCATGAATCGCGGCGTAAAGCCCCACAAGGTCACCACCCTGCTCATCGCCGCCATGATCGCGCCACATGCCAGCTTTGGCACCTGACATCTTGACACTCAGGCTGGGCGTTTTTTCACTGCGCCAAATGCTGTGAACAAAATATTCACTGTTGCGCACCACACCGCCCGGAAGCCAAGCTGGCACCAGTTGGTCGATCCGACCCAGCAGAGCCTCACTAAGCGCGGAAAAGTTTATAGGAGGGAGATCATTAGAACCAGACAATTGCCCCCCCCCCAATGCGCCACTAATTGCGCACAGCAGCACCACACTGCCCAAATGTTATTGATCATTTCCAGACGCGCATCAAGTTGGCCAGCGGCATCGCACCACAAGCATAGTCAGCCCGTGCATACACTGCTACCGGGCGTTTGGCCTCTGGCACGCGCATCGAGTCAATCACTCTGATGTCACCCGCACACATTGCCCGGCGCAGTACCTGGTTAGAGTCAGTCAGCGGCCACCCCAACGAACGCGACATTTGCCCCATCGTGAAAGAAGGGTTCTGCTGTGTCCACGTATCCAGCATTTTACGCAGCTCACCACGTGGGCGACCACGCGTACCGATCGTCATGCACCACCACCCATCAGTACACGCCTCAAAGCCGCGTTTTCCTCGCGCAGCTGGCGGTTAACCTTCTCAGTTTCACTCTCCAACTTACGCACAGAATGCAGGTCATAGCCACGCTGGTGCAGCATCCACATCAGCGGCGCGTCATTGCCACAGGCATCCATCAGCTTGGAAAACTTAGGCCACACAATGCCCTCTTGGCCCGACGACCAGCGGCTGAATTGCGCCTTATCCACACCCAGGCGCTGCTGCAGTTCCTTGTCCAGGGCGAACCCGGCCAACTCAGCACACATCTGAATTGCGTCTCCCAAGCTGTGCTTGCGTGCCACCTCTTCAGGGCGAATATCTACAGGTAAGGCGACTTGGTTCATAGACCCTCGCAACTTTGTTGAGAGCTGTTGTGTGGCTCAAACGGACAAAAAAAACGACCATCGGTCGCATGAAAGAAAGCACCACCCACCGCACCCGCTGGCAAACTGCTGCGCACTGCATTCAAGCGCGCATCAATGGAAGCCAGGGAGGAGACCTCTGCAGAAAGACAGGCCAGACGGATATCGCGGTGGGTGGCTGTAAAAACCCGCATGTGCTATGCCTTTGCAGCTACAAGAGTAGTAGCGCTTTGCGGTTGATTTGCGGGGGCTGGAGCCAGTTCTGGCACTTGCATAACCTCATACAACCGGTTCAATGTGGCATAGCCGGGGTTGGTGATGTGGCCATTGACAAACTTGCTCAGCCACGAATAACTGACACCGGAATCGGCCACCACTCTGGGCCAATCGCCCTTTCGGGCTTTCAACAATTCAAGGACGCTTTGGTCAAGTTTGGTGTTCATGGGTTGCATCATAGTAAGGTTTTACTATGAATGCAAGTAACACATTACTATTCGAAGCAAACACACTGATGGACATGGAGAAAAAATCTATCAATGACGTGTTTGCTGAAAATCTGGCAGCTTTAATGCTGCGCAAAGATGTGAATCAGCCGACCTTGTCAGCTATGAGCAAAGTCAGCCAAAAGACAGTCAGCAATTATTTGAACCCAGGTCAAAGGGTCGTTGGATCCAACGGGAAGCAACCCTCAGCCAAATTAACTGAATTGGAAATGATTGCCACAGCGTTAGGCGTTGATCCGTGGCAATTGTTGAGGCCGCTGAACTCTGATCAACGGGCGGCTTACGAAGCCATTGAGGCCGCATTTAAGGCTCTCCAACCCAAAACAACACTACCCCCACCAGTCCTGGTTTCAAGCAAAAAGAAACCTAGATCAGCAAATGGAGCGTAGGTACATCAAAGCCGTTCAAACTTTACCTTGCGGTGAACAATCTGTGAATCCCCCAAATGGGGGATTTTGAGAAAATAGAGCCACTCAGTGGTCACTTGATGCGTTGGAAACTGTATCAAAAAACTTCTAAGTAGGAAATGACATGAATTGGGACAACTCCCGCCGCCGAGAGATTGAGCAAATGATCGGCCTGGCCACAGGAATGATTGCCGATGGCGACTTGTCGGACATGGAAATCAAGTACTTAAGTACTTGGCTATCAGAACATCATGAAGTCACTACCGATTGGCCCGGCAGCGTGGTTGCGCATCTAGTGAAAGAAATATTGGCTGAAGGCACCATCAGTGAGAGTGGACGCACTAGGCTTATGAAGATGCTGACCGATTTGTCAGGCTCTGATTTCTCCGAGACCGGCTCTGTAACCACCAGCCCCATTGCACTACCGCTTGACGACAAGTGCACAATTTCTCTGCAAGATGCCCATGTTTGCCTCACGGGTGAATTTTTGTTTGGCCTGCGCTCAGTATGCGAAGCCCTGGCTGCAGAAGCGGGATCTATTGCGCACAATATCGTTACTAAAAAGATTGACTACTTGGTGATTGGGCACAACGTGTCGCCCAGTTGGGCGCACACCTCCTATGGCCGAAAAATTGAACAAGCCGTTGCACTGCAAGCCAAAAGGCACCCCATAAAAATCATTTCAGAACAACGGTGGCTTGAAACAATCGCAGCTCAGTCTAAATCGCTGAAGACTGCTCCAGGCTTGGTTTAACTAACTGCCATGCCATTAACCCCGATTTGCTTTCAGCAAGGTCAAATCCTCGCGCGGCCACTGGCAACACGCCTGTTTGCAGCCACGTTGCCAGATCACTTTGCGTGGTCAGCCACCCAGATGTAGTTGTTTCTGGTGCGTGAAGATGCCCCTCAAACACTTCAATTCCAAACAGGTCTTGTTCTATGCCAACTTGCAAAAAATGGGCAGGCTCCGTGCGATCATAAAAAACATAGCCCTGGCAAAAGTTGTAATCTGGCGGGGTCATATAAGCCCAACTTTGATACCTAACTTTTTTCACAACAAAAGTCTTCAACTCTAGGCCCAATGTCCAATAGTGATGCGGTTCAATGACAAAGTGCCATTGTGAAAAATACAACATCGGGTCGTCAATCTTGGTTGATTTCGCCTTCTTGGATATCTGATTTTCTGATTTCAATTGAGGCCCATCCTTGGGTATATCCTATCTGATCGTGTGCAGCGTAGAACAATTTTCATAGTTGTAGTAATTATTTACTTGACGGTCTAGTAAATTGTTACTAGACTTCCACTCCAACCCGACACCTCACGTCGGTTTGGAGTGAAAAATGCCCCCACCCATCAGGAACATTGGCCCCGGAGAATATGCGCTGATTGCCGTGTTGACCCGCATCGTCATAGAGACGATGCACTTCAGCCCAGCGCCTCGGTACGACTCTGATAGTTTTTTACCCGAGCAGCTGCTCGAAGACGCACAGCGCGTTTTGAACGAATACGGGGCGCGTGTGCAGCCTGACCCGTCCATGATGGCAGGCGGTGCAGCATGACCATGCACCGCATCACAAACTTGGCACTAGCCGCCCTCATTGCCCTGCTGCTGTCCTGCAGCTACTTGCTAGACCTGCCAAGTGACCTGCAAGAGATCACCGACGGTGCCATGGCATTGCAAGATGCCCAACAAGCCGCCAGCGCCGCCGTGCGCTTTGACCGCGCCGCACGGCAAATCTGCGGTGGAGAAAACGCCCAGTTTGACATCCTGGCCGATGGTGCCGTGCAGTGCCGTACCAAACGTGGGCGCAAGACCATACAAATTGCGCAGGTGACGCCATGATGTGCTGTGACGATTACGGCCGCTGCACCCAGGGTGCACATTGCGCCGCCCGTAAAACCGACGCTTGCGTGCCCGAGTGCACCAAGGCACCCCGCCCACCGTGGATGGACGGTGCGCTGCAAAACACCATACCTGCAGAGGCAGGCACCTGGCATGTGATCGACCCTGATGATGCCCACGACCTGGCCAATCAGGATGGTGATGTGCTTTGGGTGCTTGTGCTGTTTATTGGCTTTTTTGTGCTTGGGCTGGCCATGATTTCGTTTGTCATGGGTTATGGCTGGGTGTATCTGTTTGGCTTGTCGCTCCAAACCCCCACCAATCAACCGCTCATGGAGTACAGCGGCGTGCTGATCCAAGCCGCCGAGGCACGCATGCGCGCCGATGGTCAGTCCGCCGCCATACCCGTGATCTGCATGGACATCGAGCTGGACAACTCGACGCACAACATCATGCACGTCGAGCAGCCCTTCCCGCCCGACCAGTACGACCAATCCCACGCGGCCGCACATCGCCTCAAAAAAGGCACCCACGTCACCGTGCAGGCCCCCCTGCTGGACTTGCGGCTTGTCGCCCGCAATGCCGCCCACATTCATGTCATCAAAAAACCCCAGGAGCAACCAACGTCATGCCAAGCGTAACCATCACCATCACCGACACGCCCTCTGGCGGTGTCTGCGTGCACAGCAACTACGTGCCCGCCATTGGCAAAAACACCAGCACGGCCCAGGCGGCTGCGTTGGACATCATCAACCGCACATGCCGCGAATACGGCCTGCCCAATCCGCTAAAAAGCGTCACCATGGCCCTGCGCGATGGCGTGGATATTGATGCGGTGCACCGTACGCGCGACAACGTGATCGCCGAATTGAAAAAGCTGCCTCCCATGGGGCCGGAGCGTGGCCGATGAACCAAACCCGCCTTGGCTCCCTCATTGAGGCGCTGTTCAACGTGGCCATCGGCTTCGCCATCAACTTCGTGGCCAACATGGTCATCCTGCCGCTGGTCGGGTTTCACATCACGGCCAGTCAAAACCTCTTCATTGGCGCGCTGTACACGGTCATCAGTGTGTGCCGCAGCTACATCATTCGCCGCTGGTTTAACCAGCGCCTGCATACCACCGCACAACGCCTTGCCGAAAGGGCCATAGCATGAGCAATGAATTCGCAAACATCGGGCTGGATCTGATCGCCAGCAGTCTGACTAACCCCCGCAAGAACTTCAACCAGGCAAAACTCGCAGAGCTGGCTGAAAGTATCAAAGCAGACGGAGTTCACCAGCCGGTGCTGGTGCGCCACATTCCGGCAGACCGCGTGCCCGACACCGATCGGCAAGTAATTTATGAACTTGTGTGCGGCGAGCGCCGTCTACGTGCAAGCCGCATGGCCGGTGTGTCTACCATCCCCGCAATGATCCGCAACCTGACCGATGCCCAGGTGCTTGAGATCCAGATCATCGAAAACTTGCACCGTGATGACTTGACTGAGCTGGAGGAAGCTGAAGGCTACGAAGCCCTGATGCAGCATGCCAATATCACCGCCGACCAGGTAGGTGAAAAGATCAAAAAGAGCCGCAGCCATGTGTATGCCCGTCTCAAGCTGTTGGATCTGTGCACCGAGGCACGTGCCAGCCTGCGCGATGGCGACATCGATGCCAGCCGCGCACTGGTCGTGGCCCGCATCCCCGACCACAAGTTACAGATCAAGGCCATGAAGGAGATCGTCGCAGGCCAAGGCTACAGTTCGCCCCGCGAGCCCATGACCTACCGCCAGGCACTCGATCACGCGCAGCGCAACTACATGCTCAAGCTGAGCGATGCCAAGTTCAAGATCACCAGCGTGGATCTGGTGCCCGCTGCCGGCAGTTGCAAAACCTGCACCAAACGCACCGGCCATGCGCCCGATCTGTTCAGCGACGTGAAGGGTGCAGATGTCTGCATCGACCCGCCTTGTTTCCACAAAAAAGAAGAGGCCCACTCCGCTGCCATGGTGAAAGAAGCCAAGGACAAGGGCCAGACAGTCATTGCAGGAAAGGAAGCTCAGGAGCTACGGGCCCAAAACAGCTACTACGATAAGTTTGTCGGGTACCGCCGCCTGGACAGCGTGGACGACAGCCCAACCGACCAGCCGCTGCGCAAACTCATTGGCCCGCTGATGAAGACCGAGGGCATCAAGCCCGTGCTGATCGAGGGCACCCGCAACAAGGGTGAACTGGTGGAATGCCTGCCCAATGAAGTGGCGCTCAAGCTGCTCAAGATGGCCGAGCAACAGGCCGCTGCAGCCAGTCAGCAGACCACCAATGCGCCAAAAATCTCCAAGGAAGTTCAGAAGCTGGTGGATGAAAAAAAAGCCAAGGATGAGGCCAAGGCCAAGGCTCAGTACGAACAAGATTGGCGAGACCAACTGGTGCAGCGCACCTGGGATCTGATACAGCGATCTGAAGGCTTCACCGAAGACTTCAACACAGAAGTGCACCGCTACGTTGCGCTGCGAACCGCTCACAACCTGAGTTCTGACGACCTGGTTAAAGTTGCCCAGCTGCTTGGGCTAGGAAAAGTCGGAGCACACAGCGCAATACAAGATCACATCAAAATCAGCGAACAGCCCGACGTGATCCACCTGCTGATGATCATGGTCAAAGACAGCAGTGCCAACGACTTCAGCTACAGCGATCGCATTGCCAACGAAGGCATGCACCTGGTCGCGGGCATTGTGCATGGCGGAGGGCTCAAATCCACACTCAAAGACCTCCAGGCCAACTCGCTGGCCAAGTTTTTCCCAAAAGTCAAAGTAGAAAAAGCAAAACCCACTAACGCCCCTGCTGCGCAAGCCAAGGGGAGCGGGGTGGGCAAAAAGCCCAAGACCACGGCTCAGGAAGCCAAAGCCCAAATCGCCGCCGCGATGCAAGCGCAAGAGGGAACCAATCCAGGCGCTGACGCGCCGGGCATCGTGGCCAACGACGTGATCCAGCCAGTAGCCCCGCCCGGTGCTAGCGCACCGACCGCGTCTCAGGCTGTGGGCGAGTTTGAGGTAGGCCAGCGAGTGCGCGTTACCACCGATGACAACAAGCTAGGCCCAATCGCTCGCAAGTGGAGCGGAAAAGAAGGCACCATAACCAGGCGCGAAGACGGTGGCGGCTACTGGTGCGTAACGTTCAAGGGCCGCAATGGCGGCATGGCCCTGTTTGCCGAGGATCAGATCGAGGTGGTTGCAGTGGCGGTGGCGGCATGAGCAAGAAAAACGGCAGACCCTACCGCCCACGCCCTGTAACGGCTGACACCATGGCCGTGGCGCTACACCAGGCAGCCAAACCAGCAGACGCCTGCACTGAGCTCCTGGACAAACTCGCTGCTTGCCTCAAGGCGCTGCGCGAAGGTGTAGCCACCGAATATCAATGGAGTGTTGTATCAGGCAGCGTGGCACTGGCGCTGGCCATCGAGCAACGCGGCATTGTGCGCGGCCTGAAAGAACACCTGGTGAGCGCTGATTCGGCAATGGTGACCATCTACGATCGCGCACTTCGATCTGGTGGCGGCCGATGGGTGCACGTCACGCTGATGTATCAAGAGATTGATGCATTGCATGCGTTTTTGAACCTGCACACGTTCCAAATACGCCAACTGGCCCGGTGCGAATTGTTGGAGGCCATTGCGGCCGCGCAAAAGGCAATACGTGCCAAGGGTCACACCGTGACAGTGGAGCGTGAACAGGAAAGGATGGCAGCATGACCTTCCCCGCCGATCTGGCCAAGATGTACGTCAAACAGGCTGGGCAGCCCTACCAGCCCAGCAATGGCACTGAGGGCGATATCTTCATATCCGAGTGGTGCAGCAAGTGCGCCAAAGACAAAGCCATGCGTGAGGGCGAGCCTCTGGATGAATGCGATGACGATGAGGTCTGCCAGATCCTGGGCGCATCGTTTCGTGGTGAGGCCAAAGAGTGGGTGTACGGCCCTGATGGCCAGCCTATGTGCACCGCATTCCATGAGCCTGGCACACCCGAACCCTACCGCTGCCCGGCGACCCCCGACATGTTCGGATCCGTATCGTGATTGCCAAACGTGGCCTGACCCACCAGGAAGCCATGGAATACGTGGGCGTCAAACGCCGCACCTTCGATGAAGTATGGCGGCCGCAGTTGGTGGCCATGCGTCAGGGTGCGTGCGTGGTGTTTGACCGGCTGGATCTGGACCGCCTGTTCGACCGCTTCAAACAAGAGGCATCCGGCCAGCCACAAGCGGCCAACGATTCGACAAGCCCGGCGTTCACGGCGCACAATGGCGGCCGGAACGAACGGCCCATCAAACCGAAAGGAGTACATATATGGGCCAAAACACACGGGGAATCTACCCCGAAGACAACGGGCTCTGGCAGGTTGACAAGTGGAAGCGAGGCACTCGATTTCGCCAGCGCGGTTTCGAGAGCTTTGACGAAGCGGAACGCTGGCTGATCACTCAGCTGGCCGACCAGCGGGAAGTGCTGGTGCATGGGCAGCGTGCCACATACACGTTTGACCAGGCATCGGCCCACTACATCAGTCTGCACGAGCAAAAGGCCTCTCTTGAAACCGAGATATTCATGCTCACAAGCGTTATGCCCTATATCGGCAAGCTCGAACTGCACCAGGTGCATGATGGCTCGCTCGCGCCCTACCAGACCGCAAGGCTGGCAGACGGCCGGGCGCACAAAACCATCAACCTAGCGCTGGGCGTAGTGCGCCGAATACTCAACCTGGCGGCCACCAGCTGGCGGGATGAGAGCGGCAAGACGTGGCTGGAGCAAGCGCCGAAGATCACATTGCTGCCCCTGGTTGGTCACCAGCGCGAACCGCGCCCGATCACCTGGGGAGAGCAACGCACCCTGCTACCCAAACTGCCCGACCATCTGGCACGTATGTCGCTGTTCACCCTGAACACCGGCGTGCGTGACGATGTGGTCTGCAGCCTGCGGTGGGAATGGGAAATCAAGGTGCCCGAGCTGGGAATATCGGTGTTTGAGGTGCCACGTGAGCATGTCAAAGGGCGCAAAAAATCGCGGGTGGTGATCTGCAATAGTGTGGCGCAGTCGGTGATCGAATCCGTGCGTGGCCAGCACAAGGACTTTGTCTTTGTCTACCGGCGCGAACGGGTAAAAAACACCGACCAAGCGCCCAAAATGCCTTACCGACGCATCGGGACCATGAACAACACCGCCTGGCAGACCGCACGCAAGGCCGCTGGCCTGGGCGATCTGCACGTGCACGACCTACGCCACACCATTGGCATGCGTCTGCGCGAGGCGGGTGTGGCTGAAAGCACCATCTCCGACATCCTGTGGCACAGCACCAAGACAATGACCCAGCATTACAGCGTGGCTCAGATCGTGGAGCTGCACCAGGCGCTGGAGAAGGTGAAGGACGATGCAGGCCGGTGGAATAAGAGCCTGGCAACGCTCAAACGCGAGCAGGCGGGGGATTTCGGGGAGGCCACTCCCCCAAAAGTCCCCCAGGTGAAGGTAGCGTAG